TGAGTCTTAAACGATCTTCCATGTAAGCATCTTTTGATGCAGTCATAGCTGCCATCTCTTCATTTGCTTTTGATAGATCGCCGGTGCGACCAGTCAGTCGTGTGATATCAGAATTAAATGATTTGATTGAAGCCTGTAACCGTTGAATTGCAATACTATTGTTATTGATTGATTGCTGACGATCACGAATGACACCTGCAGCTGTAGTAAACTTTTCAATTGTAGCAGAAACTTTGCTACCTTCTTCCTCTACTTTTTGAATACCATTTGTAAGTTCAGCTGCACGTGATTTAGCATCTGCAAGTTTAGACTGGCGTAACTCATCACCAATTGTTTGCTCACACGTTGGACATTCGCTATTGTCTTCATAAAATTTGGCATCTTTAACAACTGCTTTAATTGACGTATTAAACTCTGCTTTATATTGTAACAGACTTTGTTTACGGTTATTCGCTTCACTTAAAGCTAAATCAACCCTATCGCTTTCTTTTTCAATATATTCAGCTGACTCTACATTCTCAGCAATCAATGTATCAATTTCTTCCTCAGTCGCAGTAATCTGAATCTCTTTTGTATCAATTTCTTCTTCATTGATTGCATTGATATCACGAATATACTTGCGCTGAGAATCAATCTGATTCTTCTTTAAATCAAGTTGATGTGAGATATCTTTTAGCTTTTCTTTAAGTACGTCATTCTTTTCTTTTACAAGAGTATTCATTTTAGAGAATACGTTAATGTCAAGTAAATCTTCAATAACATCTCGCCGATGCTGTGCATTTAATTGCATAAATGGTATGAATGAAGAACTACCTAATACCACAATCTGATGAAAACTTTTGTGATTCAATTTAATGATATTCTGTTCGAGGATCTTCTGATACTCTTTTGCATGTGAATCCTGATTAATCATTACATCACCGCGCCAGATTTCAAAGATAGCCGGTTTAATACCACGCTTTACACGGAAGTTAGACTTACCTATAGTAAACTCAATTTCAACAATACACTCTTTGCCATTGATTGAATTAACAAGCTGTGGTTTACTAATATTGCGGTGAGGTTTATTAAACAATGCAAATGACATTGCATCAAGTAATGTAGATTTACCTGCGCCGTTTTGTCCTACAATCAATGTAGACTTATGTGACTGGAGATTGATTTCAGTAAACTCATTGCCCGTAGACATAAAGTTCTTCCATCGTAGCTTCTTAAAATATATCATGCTACCTCGAGTGCTTGTGCTTCTGCTAATAGATTACGCATATCAACTTTCAATTTGTCTTTATCTAATTCAGTTTCAACAGCATCGACATAATTGTCGAGAAGCTCACCAGTATCTTCTATTGATACGGATTCATCTTCTACATTATCACCGGCAAACTCGCTAAAGTTCTCGGCTATCTTCAAATCGTGTATGCTTTCATTCTGTATTTTATCAACAAATCGATCAAATGTAAATAGGTCTTTCTTGTTTATTACAGTTATTTTAACAAATTTGTTACATAGATGTGACGTATCAAACAATGTATAATCAACCTTTGAATCATCATATATGATATGCTCAAACAAAGTATTCTTATTTACAATCTTTTCAAGATCACGAGTTTCAGTATCAAGTATATGGAAGCCTTTCTCGTCATGTGCGTCTGACCAAAAGAACTCAAGCTGTGTACCGAGATATTGAATGTTATCGCGTTGTGAGCTTACATGAAAGTGACCAGACAATACTTTTTCAAATCGATTGAAGATGCTATGATCTAGACCGCCATGATGTGGCACACCTCGCATTACATCAAACCCTTTTAGTTCCAAATGACCACCAAGCCAATCTGCTTTACATATCTTAATAAACTCCATAGATTTGCCATAGTTTTCTTGAGTAATCCAAGGCAACAGAGCAAACTTAAATCCATCAAGATTCAATACAGTTGGTTCCATATGAATAGTTACTTCGTTCATATAATGGCCGAGTAACTCTTTTAACGCATTAAGCTCATTTGTATTCTTATAGAACACGTCATGATTACCTGGAATAACGTCCATATGAATATTGTATTCACGAAGCTTACTTAAGAAGTTCTTTCTAAAACTATGCAAAGATTTATAGTTAATGAATTTACGATTGTCGAATACATCACCGAGATGAATGATTTTCTTAATATCGTTGTTTTTCAAATACGAAAAGAACTCATTATAAAATACGTTAGCATTATCAGTAAAGATATCAGATGCATTTCGAATACCTGCATGTGTATCGTTGAGTATTGCTATTTTCACTTAAATATTTCTCCTAAATCAGAATCACTACTATTAGCAGCCATGTCACGCTTTTTGCGTTCCTTCTTCTTTTCTTTTACAATGGCATCAATGTATGTGTCTTTCTCTTTCAACTGATCAATCTTAGACTTCAATTGATCGACGAACATATGCGCAGCAGCCAGTGATTCTTCATCGGCGTTGACTACAGCAAAGTCTTCAAATGGACTTTGTGAAATATACTTTAGCTTAATATCTTGTTGCTTCTTTTCTCGTGCAATACGACGTAAAAAAGCGTACCAACAAATTTGAGTAAAGTATGCAAAGGCATTTGGATTGCCTGATCGTGTAGCTGCTTCGATGTTATAGTTACCTATAGCTTTGAGACAGTTTTCAACTGCATCCATTACCATCTCTTCACGATACGTATATCGAATGAAGTTAGATTTGTGAGATAGGCCTTCGGAAATCTTAAGAAAGCATGTAGCAATATAATCAGTGACCTTAGGAATCTCTATTTTACTTGCTTCTGCTTGATTTGCCCTTTTAACATATTCAACAACGGCCAGAGAGAACTCTCGGTTGTTTACATAATGGGGCTTGTCTCTTGGTTTCATAATATACTCCTAGCATATATTACCTATTATATCATAGGTTCTGAGGATTGTACACTTATTTATTTTTAAATATTGTGCGTTTAGGGGGTTTACAATTTTGAAGAATCGGTGTATAATTAATAGAGTCTTTTGAGAAGGGGGTAATATACCCTTAATGTAGCTTCGGCTTTAAGTCTACAACATTATCATCTCTCTTTGCATCTTCACCGGCCATTTTATCTAAATGATTTTCCATATTCGATTGTTCTAGTTCTCTCATTTCCTCTCTTACAAGAGATAAGTGATGAACATATTGTTCTAATACCGTTGCATGTGGATTACTTATACAAATAACTGCGCCTGTATTTAATAAAAGAACATGAGCAGGATCTAAAATATGCATCATAAACGGTCTGAATGTATAATATCGCATATTGTTTTCGAAGTCTTCTTTTGATATAAGGAGATAAGCAGCACGTATAATAAAGCACTCTCCATCCTCGTACTCGTTTTGTACATCAACTAAATCACAAAGAATCTCTTCTCCGCTAAATAGTTTCATTTGTCTTATATCACTCATTTAAGATCCACCTCATAAATTTTATAATCAAACTCTTGTTTTATGTATATCTTAACCCGCTCAGCCGAATGTTCAAGTGTATAGTTCTTTCTGCCTTTCCAATGCAAGTCGTCTGCAATATCATATAGCTTTGCTACACTACCATCATCTGACTTTCGCAACCCTCGTCCGATTGATTGTAACACTCGGATTTGTGATTTAGAAGGCGAAGCAAACACAATGTTATGCAGGTTTCTAATATTTATACCAGTTGAAAACGTTCCAAGGCTGGCAACAACAATCGAATTTTTCTGGCTTTCTACTATCTTTCGAATTGCTTCTCGGTCGGCAGTATCAACCTGGCCAGACACAAAAAATACTTTGCGCTTTTCATGGGCCTTATCACGTATCAGATCAAAGAGAGGTTTCCCATGCTTCTCAACATAATTAAAGAGGACAAGGCTATTGCCGGTAAGATCAAGTGCTAAATTTGTAATTAAATTATTACGTGCTTCATTGCGTACAATATAGTCAAGTTCAGCTTGATAGTCTTGTTTTCCCCAGTTTCTGCGGACCTCCTCCGCATGCTTAAGCAACAAGACATTAATTTTTAGCTTTGCTAATGTGTTTTCGTCTTGAAGCTTTTTCGTAGTCGTTACATTATATATCTTACCGAAAAGTCCTTGTAAAACTAATTCGTGTGTCTGTGATCCATCTAATGTACCGGTTGTTCCCCAACGATATGCTGCTTCTTTACATTTATTCATAATCGTAGTAAGCGACTTTGATTTAAAGCCATGACACTCGTCACCTACTACTGCACCAAATTGCTCAAACCATTTTGGCTGCAACTTATAAATTGATTGCCATGTGGATACAACAATCTCTTTATCTGTTTCTTTATCTCGACCAGAATATATCCGATGTACACAGTCTTCAACAGGCATTCCATAATCTGCAAAGTCATTATACATCTGTTCAACAAGCGATGTTGTTGGTACAATAATAAGAACCTTTTTATTATTCTCCTGGTGATTCAACAAATACCGTTGAACCAATGCGTAAATAATAAGAGACTTGCCCGAACCGGTTGGTGATATTAACACACCTCTTTTGCGATGCAATCCTTCACATACTGCATCAAACTGATAATCTCTTATCTGTATTGGCTTACCACGTGATTGCAATTCAAGCCCATCAATAAATTTTTTGATTTCTTCTGGGTTAATATCGTTCTGTGCATCTGGCCGACCATAATAATTGTTATGCTCAACTTCAACCTGATACTTACGTGGTTTGGCAAACTCATATAAAAACGGAAACAGGCCAACCGGAAGTTCCATCGTTTGAATATTGAATAAGCGGATTTTGCCATCCCATACACGATTCTTATATGCTGG